TCGTCAAATTCGAAGTCGCCGTAGCCTTCCATGCAGGTAGCGACGTAGGTAGGACTCGGTACTCCGAAGGGCCGGTCCTCATGCATGATGTAGACGAAGGCATCCACCAACCGGTGCTTCTCCAGGACCTGATCCCACATCCGGATCTTCATTTCCTTCTTGTAGTAGAATCGCGGGAAGCCTTCGTAGCGGTCCAGCATCTTCTCATCTTCCGGTGTTACCGTAAAGACCCCGACCGGAACATAGGTTCCAACCTTTGGCTCGATCGTGAGGTAGGACCCGGTCTTGCTGCCCTTGTAGAGAAGCTCGTAATCCTCGATCTTACCCCAGCCTCTGCGCCTCGCTCCCGGGCAGCGTACCAGCATCTGGTACATGTTCAAATTGCTGCCGTAAGCCAGGTAGTAGCGCACCTTCTTCCTGCCTCTGTACTCAGGCTTTCCTGATTTCCAATATCTCTCCATTGCTTTGTCTCCTTTCTGAGGGCTATCCCTTCTACCACCTTAAGGCCGCTCCATGGCGGTCGTCGGTGGGGAAGGTTTACTCCCGTCTCCTTCAAGCGGCTGCTCTGCCGTGGCGGAAGGCGGTGTCGCCGTCAAGCCTCTTGGTGTAGAGGTCCCTTGCGGTCTTGAACTCGTCTCCGATGAAGCCGAGGCGGAGGAGCCAGGTGCGCATCGCGTATCTGGGGTTCTCGCTCTGCTGAGGCTTTGCGGAGGCGGTTCTTACTTCCTTGGCAAGCTCGCTCATGGCGAGGCAAAGCTGGATGTAGGCTTTCAGCTGTCCGGCATGCAGGCCGTTCTGCTTTCCGTCTGCCGGTGCGTCGAATTGGAAAAGCCGGAACTCGATCGTGCCCTTGGTGAAGGTGGCGTGGAGGTTCAGCATGTGGTAGCGGCTGCTGTTGTAATGCTGGCTTCTGCCGTAGCTGCATCCCTGCGTGGTGTACCAGATGTCTGCAAGGCCCGCCATCGTGGTCGGCTTCTTCTTGTTCAGAGCTTCGAGGAAGTCCGGATCGACCGGTCTGCAGTAGCGTCCCATGCGGCCTTGGTCAAGCTTCAGGGCTTTGGAAAGGAGCTCCTCGTGGCTCGCCATGATGTTGGCAAGGTTCCGGAGACTCTCAGGTGTGTGGCCCTTCGCTCCGATGTGGATGTGGACCCCGCAGCCTCTTGTCGCGTCGCTCTTGGCTCCTGCTCTTCTGAGGCGTCTCACCAGCTCCTGCAGGGTTTCGATGTCGTCGTATGTAAGGATCGGGGTAACCATCTCGCATTTTTCGGAATCCGGTCCGGCAATGCTGACGTCCCGCTGGAATTTCCATTCCCTGCCCTGTGCGTCCCATGCGCTCCAAGTGTAGTATCCGTTGTCTACTGCGGTGTTCTTGTATCTTCCTGTTCCGAAGAAGTCGGCTGCAAGCTTGGCGGCTGCGTCCCTCGTGATTCTGTTCATCTCGATCTCGATCCCGATGGTCTGCTTCTTCATGGCTTCCTGCTGTCTGGCTGTGTTCTTCATGGTTCTGGCTCCTTTCGCCTTTGTGGTTGTTTTTTTGTTATGGTATTAATCACTCTACCGGCCACATATATCCAGTTAATTCGGAGCCATAAACTCAACAAAAATACAGCGTTTCAGCGGGGTACGAACTGTGTATTTTATTCCTCGATGAAACGGTGAAGAATCAGCGGACCGTCAGGGCCCATGTAGGGAAGAGCCCGGATCGTGTTGTAGTCAATCCAGTCGATCGCGTCCTCCTCGGACCAGCCTTCTGTATCCATAAGCCATTCCACCATGAGGTCGTAATCGTAGACAGCCCGGCCATCGTCGGTGACACCGATCAAGGCATCATCGTAGGAAAAGTCGGTCAGGTACTTAGTCCCCTCGTATCCGTTTTCCAGCAGCTTTTCTTCTGCGGTCATCCTCTCGTTTCTCCCACTCCTCCCGGCACCAGCGCAGCTGCTCCTCATCATCCTCCTCTGTTCTCCCGTTTGCCCTCAGCAGGGCACTTAGAAATACAGCAAAGGAGACAAGCACTGCAGCAATGATCAGGATCAACCACGCCTTAGCCATCTGTCTCCTCCACTTTCACATCTTCATATTTACATTTCTGCCCGTCGCGGATCACATACACATCTCCATCCGGGACAGAGGCACGATACCGCTCCACCGCGACATCTACGAACTTGGGCTCCAGCTCAATACCATAGCAGGATCTCCCCATCTGCTCACAGGCAATCAATGTAGAAGCACTGCCGAGGAAGCCGTCCAGGACCAGACCGTTCGTCATCGTGCTCTGCTTGATGAGATATGCGATAAGAGGCACCGGCTTACTGGACGGGTGGCCGAATCCATCCTTCTTGGAATTCTTGATCCCGTCAAAATCAAAGACTGCCGTCTGTTTCTGGTCGCCATACCACTCATGCTTGCCGTCTTTACGCCATCCAAAGATGATCGGTTCCATGTTGAACTTCCAGTCGGTTCTGGACAGCGGAGCTCTGGGCTTTCTCCAGATCAGCCCGGCGCCGACCTTAAACCCAGCATCCTCGAAGGCGTCATAAAATACACGGGACTTCGCCGTTGCATAGAACTCGTAGATGGAAGCGTCCTTTGCCATGACCTCATGGAAGTTGGTGAAGGCCTTCATCAGGAATTCATAGCCTTCCTTGTCGGAAAGGTCGTCGTTTGCAATCTTGCCGGAGGTAGATTCCAGGTTGACGAAGTAAGGAGCGTCGGTGCAGACCAGATTAACCTTGGTGTCACCGAGCAGCCTCTTATAGGTTTCCGGGTCCGTGGAGTCGCCGCAGATCACAGTGTGCCGTCCCAGGTGCCAGATGTCTCCGGCCTTGGAAAAGCACGGTTTTTGCAGCTCGGCATCAACATCGAAGTCATCCTGTTCACCGTCCTCACCCAGATCAAAGAGCGCTGACAGTTCCTTGTCATCGAAACCGGTGAGGGAAAGATCAAAGGCCTGCTCCTGCAGGGATTCAATCTCGGCACGCAGCATCTCCTCATCCCATCCGGCATCCTCAGCCATCCGGTTGTCCGCGATAATGTATGCCTTCTTCTGCGCCGGAGTCAGATAGTCAACAAGGACGCAGGGAACCTCTTTGATTCCTTCTGCTTTCGCAGCCTCAAATCTGCCGTGACCGGCTATGATGTTAAAGTCCGAATCAATGATGATCGGATTGATGAAACCATATTCACGGAGGGAACCTCTGAGCTTCTGGATCTGCTCCGGGCTGTGGGTCCTCGCGTTATTCACATAGGGCACCAGCTTCTCGAGCGGCACCATCTGCATCTTTGTCGTAGTGTTCATATCAGTTCATTCCCTTCCTCGCACGGAGCAGTCTCTCCATCGCATCGTCCTGCGGTGTCTGACCGCCATAGTCTGTCAGGCAGTTCTCCTTCACGATCTGGTAGATCTGATACCAGAGCTGGTTGACCTGCTTCATGTAGTTCTGAGACATCGAAACATACGGAGATGCAATCGGCTGACCGCTCGTTGGGTGTTTCGCAATGAAGCCATACTCGCTGATCGCCTCCTCACACTGAATCCAGCGAGCGACTGTCATCGCATACTGTGACACGAGCTGCGGGTTGACGAGCTTCTCACAGCCCCTGCCCTTCAGCCATTCCCAGGTCTCCTTATAGACATCCTCAGCGCAGAAGTCCTTGCCGTTCCTCTGCTGCTGTTTCATGTATTCCTTCGGCTCCGGCATATCCTCACCGGTAAGCTCTTCCACATTCTCTGAGAGGTCCGTGGCATCCGGCACTTCCATGATCTGCAGTTTCCTGCCGCCCGGATTGCCTGCCGCGATCTTGTCCTGTATTGCTTTCGGTGGTCTTCCCTGACCGAAACGCGGACCACCACGCATTGTTCCGTCCTTAGCCATTCCTGTTCCTCCTGAAACTTTATACCCCGGTAGGGTATATCCCCGTTTGTTTTCGCTTTTCGAGCACAGAAGAGGGGGCGCCGGTCACCTGTGCCTCTAGTTTTCAGGATTATGACCTCCCCCGCCTCCACGCTTTCAGTATCGATACGTCGGATTGCTGTCCTCTCTTCCGGTCTTCCTGTCGTGGCACTTCTTACACAGCGCCTGCCAGTTCGACTTGTCCCAGAAGAGCTTCTGATCTCCTCGGTGCGGAACGATGTGATCCACAACCGTCGCAGGTGTAGCGATGCCATGCCGCAGGCACTCCTCACAAAGAGGGTGGAGTTGTAAGAACTTCTTGCTCTCCCGTCTCCATCGGCTGTTGTATCCTCGTGCCGCAGCAGACCGTATTTCTTCCGAATGCATCCTCTTGTGTTCCTCGCAGTACTTTTGTCCGGCGGGCACGAGATTCGGACAGCCGGGATGCCTGCAGGGAACCTTCGGTTTGTATGGCATGTCCGTCACCTCCGTTCCTGATTTCTCCCACGTAAAAAGCCCCGGAGGTTTTATCCTTCGAGGCTTCATCCTATCTTCTTCGCTGACTATACCATATCACATATAGCACCCGGACATTTGCGGACATTTCCGGCGCATTTAGATCATCGTAGGATTTTTTGGCACCTTCACATGGGACAATGCTCTGCTGTGCCATCTGCGGATAGTACGTTCATCGGCGGAAAGCTCATCGCCAATCCGCATCCAGGTGTAGTTCTTAAGATACCGGTACGTGAGAATCAACCGTTCATCCATGTTCTCGACCTGATCGATCACGGATTGGATCTCGTCTTTGAGCTTCAGGAGAAGGCAAAGCTCATCATTCACTTTCTTTTCCTTCTCCCAGATGCGATCCAGCGTTTTTACGAATGGTGCATCGTCTGGACGATTCGGATTGTAATGCTCTTCGAATCCGGGACTGCCAACAGAGGCAGCCAGC